TATTCCTGACTCAACAAATACACTTATAGAATTTACAAGTCAATATGATCCAAACGGATGGATGACAGCGACTCCATATACGGTTGCTCCAGATGTTGCTGGATATTATTCGGTATCAGCTGGAGCCATGTTAGCAGACACAGGAACTTCAACAGGTCAATGTCGTTTAGATGGTTTAGTCAGTGGTACTCTTTGCGCATCAGTAACAAGCCCACTAAATAATGGCTCAGAACAAAGTTTAACATTTAGTAGAATAGTATATTTAGATGGCACTAGTGATGAAATTACATTTGTATTCTATCAAAATTCTGGTGTTAGCCAAGATGTAATACAGGGGACTAATAGAAAAGACACTTGGTTCTCAATTAATTTAATATCTCAATAATTTTTAAATAAGATTAATATATTTATAACATATAAAATGAAATACATTTATGGAAACAAAAGTTTTAACACAAGAAGAATTACAACAAATTAAAGATATCCAACAAGAAAGATTAACATTAGTTGAACAATTTGGTATTCTAGAATATAGTATGCAAGATCTAGAACAACAAAAACTTCAACTCAAATCCGCAGCATCTGGTCTAAAGCAAAAAGAAATCGAGTTAGGTAAAACACTACAAGAAAAATATGGTGATGGTACTATAAATGTAGAAAAAGGAGAATTTACTAGTTCTTCCTAGGTTTTTGACCCCCTTTACAATATTTATAATAAAATATAAATTATAAAGAACATGGCTGAAACCTTAATATCACCTGGAGTACTCGCTAGAGAAAACGATCAATCCTTTATCTCCCAAGGCCCTATCACAGTTGGGGCTGCAATCATTGGACCCACAGTAAAAGGTCCATATGAACTTCCCACTATTGTAACATCATATAGTGATTACCAATCAAAGTTTGGTACTACTTTTAACAGCGGTGGACAAGCTTACACTTATTTTACTTCAATAGCAGCTTACAACTATTTTAACAATGGTGGTGAAACACTATTAGTAGCAAGAGTAGCAAGTGGCACATTCGCAGCTGCTACAAGTTCAGTTGGAAACTACACCCCACTAGTCAATGGAAACCCTGCGACCGGTTCTTATACCTTCACCGCAGCTAAAACTGGATCAGCATTCCAAGGTTTTAGTCTAAACATAGGAAACAACACCTGGTATTTGCAAGGATATGGCGGAACAACATTTTATAATAACACTCTTGATTACGGTTATTTTAATACTGGTTCGAATTGGGTAGCCTCAGCTTCACAAGCTATAAATGGTTGGCCAGAATTAGCAACCTATGTTACTGCAAGCTTTAGTGGCAGCACATTAATATTGTCAGGTTCAGCCGGTGATACTTTTATAAATGGTACTACACTTTATACAGCTAGTTATGTGGGTGATCCTGGTGGATTAGCGGCGACGCTTAGTGGAGCTACAGTTAGTACTCCATCAGTGGCATTAACATTAGAAACACTATCTGAAGGAAACATCATGAACAATAGTGGAGCTGAAACATCAGGTGCTTTAGTCAGTGGTTCATTAAATAATGTAAGATGGCAAGTTGTAAACTCTAATACAGGCTCAGGCACATTTGATTTATTAGTTCGTCGAGGTGATGATAATTTATTAGAACCTACTGTATTAGAAACATGGACTAATTTATCACTTGATCCATTTGCTCCAAATTATGTAGCGGCGGTAATAGGTGATTATAAAAGTAATTACAACCCATCTACTAATCAAGTTGAAATAACTGGATCATATCCAAACAGAAGTGCTTATGTAAGAGTAAAATCAGTAGATACACCAACTCCAAACTTCTTTAACAACAATGGTGCTCCAGTAGCTGCATATACATCTTCAATTCCTGTAAATGCTAGTGGTGCATTTAATGGTGCTGTAGGAGATTTATTTTATGGTGGTGGTGCTAAGTATTATAATGATATAATAACTGGTGTTAATAACATTCAAGGCATTAGTACTAGTAACTATAACAATATGATTAGTTTACTTGCTAATCAAGATGACTATAGATTTAATATTTTACTAACTCCTGGTTTATTCTCAGCTGCTGGATTAGGTACATCTCAAGTAACAACAGCTATAAATAATACTCAAAATAGAGGTGATAGTATGTATGTTGTAGATTTAGTACCATATGGTTCAAATGTTTCAAGTGTAACATCTGAAGCTTCTACTAGAAATACATCATATGCTGCATCTTATTGGCCTTGGACTCAAACCGTTGATCCTGATACTGGCAAAAACGTTTGGGTACCAGCATCAACTGTGATGGGTGGAGTATTTGCCTATAATGATAGTGTATCAGAACCTTGGTTTGCACCCGCCGGTATAAACAGAGGTGGATTAAGTAATGTGATACGTGCTGAATGGAAATTGACTCAAGCAAATAGAGATTCTTTGTATACTGGTAAGGTTAATCCAATCGCTACATTCCCTGGACAAGGTGTGGTAGTATATGGTCAGAAAACATTACAAACCAAAGCATCAGCTCTTGACCGTGTAAATGTTCGCCGTTTACTAATTGCTCTTAAGTCTTATATCTCTCAAGTTGCTCAAAACTTAGTGTTCGAACAAAACTCAATTGCAACAAGAAACCAATTCTTAAGTCAAGTAAATCCATACTTAGCTTCAGTACAACAAAGACAAGGTTTATATGCATTCAGAGTAATAATGGATGATTCGAATAACACACCTGATGTAATCGATAGAAACCAGTTAGTAGGGCAAATTTATATTCAACCGACTAAGACTGCTGAATTCATATATTTAGACTTCAATATCCTTCCAACCGGGGTCACATTTCCGGCATAATTGACATTTAGTTAAATAAAAGATAAGGTACCTTTGGGTACCTTACCTTATTTTCATATATTTATATTTGAACAATATATAATATATTATTAATGTCATCTAATCGTAAAAAACATAAATGTTTAAATTGTAGCAATTTAATACCAATAAGAAAAAAATACTGTGATAGGAAATGTTATAATGAAAACCATAATATAACTATCACCTGTTTAAATTGTGGTGTGGAAAAAAGTGTACCTAAAAATAAACAAGACTTAAAATATTGTAGCATTAAGTGTGCTAATAGTGGAATTGATAGAAAAAAATCTAGAATTAAAGCTAACCAAACTTTAATAGAAAAATACGGTAAATCAAATCCATTTGAAATATATGGATACAATAATATCCAGAGAAACTTAAATTATGGAGATAAAATAGCTAAAACAATACAAAATAAATCTTCAGAAGAAAAACAACTAATAAAAAATAAAATATCAGATTCTTTAAAAAATAAGTCTAAAGAAGAAAAACAACGTATTAGAGAAAAAGTAGAAAATACTAATTTAGAAAAATTTGGAGATAAACATTCTTTAGGTAAGAATAGTAGTCTAAGAAAAACAGCAGACCTTAATAGTCGTAAAGGGTTTTTAAATCGTCTAAATCAGTGGTTAAAATCTAATAACTTAGAATTATTAGATAAATATAAAGGAGTAAAAGATAATGAAGGTAATATAATTTATTATAATTTTAAACATACATTATCTGGAAATAATTTTATAGATCATGTAGCGTGTGGGCGATTACCAATTTATAAAGATCCTAATGAAACTATAGGTATATCTAATTCTGAAAAAGAACTTCAATCTTTTTTAAAAGAAATAACATCATCTGAAATAATATTTAATAACAGAAAACTAGTTAAAGGATTTGAAATAGACATCTATATTCCAGAATATAACATAGCTATTGAATTTAATGGTTTAAGATGGCATTCTGAGGCTATGGGTAAAACAAAAGAATACCACATAAATAAAACTAACGAATGTGAAAAACAAAGTATAAAACTTATACACATATTTGAAGATGAATGGACTTATAAAAAAGATATAGTTAAATCTCGTATAAAACATCTAATAAATAAATCAGAGAGAAAAGTATATGCTAGAAAATGTATAATAAAACCAATAGATAATAAAACAAAAAACCAATTCCTAAACAATAACCACATCCAGGGAGAAGATAAAAGTAAAATAAAATATGGTTTATATTATAATGATGAATTAGTAAGTGTTATAACATTTGGTTCTTTAAGAAAGATAACAGGAAATACAAATATTACTGACCATTATGAACTTATTAGATTCTGCAATAAATTAAATATTAGTGTAATAGGTGGTTTTTCAAAACTCTTAAAAAATTTCATTAAAGAAAACCAACCTAAACAAATAATAAGTTATGCTGACAGAAGATGGAGTGCAGGAAATCTATATGAAAAAAATAATTTCAAATTCATGCATGACACTCCACCAAATTATTGGTATATGAAACATTATAATTATAGAGAACATAGATTCAAATACCGAAAGTCAGAATTACCTAAATTACTTAATATTTATAATAGTTCATTATCAGAATGGGAAAATATGAAAAATAACAAATATGATAGGATATGGGATTGTGGAAGTAAAAAATACGAAATGTCATTTATATATCCACTTTAAATTACCTGAATCCCAAACCCGCCTCCACCCATTGGCTAACATGTTTTCATATTCTGTGAGATTAGAATTAAAATTGTCAAGTAATTTAGATAATTTATGTTTTTGACATGACATCCTATTTAAAATAATATTGTTTTTCCAATATATGTAAGAAGGTGATGTTTTCTCTACAAATAAGAATCCTAATGTTTTATATAAATTACCATCAAAAAATCTCCTATCTGCAAAACTTAACACAGGTAAACTAGACGTGTTATAATTAGTTATAAAATGTTTAAATAATTTAGAAGCCCCACCAGTAATATTAGTATTTAACTTATTACAAAATCTAACCATCTCCATTTCATTAGAATTTTTCTTAAACCTATTTTTAGAGAACGTCATAAGAGACACTAACTCGTTATTATGGTATAATCCTAAATTAATAGATGAATGGGTATATCCTTGTATATGATTATCATTCAAGAATTGTTTAACTATTTTAACATCATCTATTTTTTTCAATTCACATTTTCTAGCATATATTTTACTAGAAATTTTATTTAGTTTATTTAATATTACTGATTGTATAATATGTTTTTTAAATATCCACTCATAATCAAGTATATGAATAAGATGTATTCCTTGTTTCTCACATTCATCTGTTTTATATAAATGATAATTTTTATATTTACCCATAGATTCAGAATGCCAATATACTCCATTAATCTCAATAGCTAAATTATAATCAGGAAGATAAATATCTATTTCTAAGCGGTTGGGTAATATGTCTCGTCTATTAAGTAAAATTCTATCCATAGAAATATACTCAGATAAAAACACAACAAGTTCATCTTCAACCAATGAGTATCCTTTATAATCAGAACAATTACAAGAAGGCAAATACCCATTACTTAAATAAACATCAGTAATAGACGAACATTTATCACACTGAAACTGAAATTTATTCTTAAATAAGTGACTTAGCATGTTCTGGTCTAAATACTCTTTATCAAACAATGGCTTCATTCCAGATATATTATAATAATTAATAATTTTTTCCCATTTTACTTCAACAAAGTTTTTTCTAGGTAATGTTCTACCTTTAAGTTTTTTAGATATTTTATCTCCTATTTCTTTATTTTTAGCAGCTATCTCTACTCCATATCTTTCTATTATAGTATTACGTGATTTATCTTGAACCTCTTTAATAAGAAAAGGATTAGTAACACCATATTTTTCTTGCAAGTTATTTTTATATGTATTTTGTACTTGTTCTGATTGAAATGCTACTTTTGTACCATATTTTTCTAAACATGTGTTTTCTCGTTTCTTTAACCAAGATTTATCTTTACCTTTATATTGTTGAGCACAAGTCTTATTGCAAAATTCTTGTTTAGATGAAGGAATAACCTCAAATTCTATATCACAATTCTTACATATTATTCTTTTCTTTTCTTTTTTAGGTCTAGCCATGTCATGTGTTTTAGGTGTAAACGCTGTTACGTTAATAAATATATGAAATATTATCAAAAAATCCAAACAAGTCATATGTATAAGAAAACATAATAAAATGGCAGTATTAGATCCAAACGAAATATTCTTCACCTCATTTGAACCCAAACAGCAGAATCGCTTCATAATGTACATTGATGGTATCCCATCATATATCCTTAAAGGTGTAAGTGCAGTAACTTTAACCCAAGAAACAGTAACTCTTAACCACATGAACGTACAGCGTTTTGTGAAAGGAAAGTCAAAATGGGGTACAATATCATTCACATTATTTGATCCTATCACTCCTTCTGGTGCTCAAGCAGTAATGGAATGGGTACGTTTACATCACGAATCTGTAACAGGTAGAGATGGTTACTCTGACTTCTATAAGAAGGATTTAACACTTGACATCTTAGGTCCTGTTGGTGATATTGTAAGTGAATGGGTATTAAAAGGATGTATTATTACTGAAGCTAACTTTGGTGAATATAGTTGGGATAACGAATCAGCAGCTCAAAACATTACAATGGTTGTGCAACCTGATTATTGCGTTCTCAATTTCTGATTTAGAGCTCTACAATCTATTTGTAACCTTACGTCCTCCTGTAATATTTATAATAAAACCATGAAAAAATCAGAATTAAGACAACTTATTAGAGAAGAGATAAGTAAAATATATAATGAAGGAACAGCAAAATATTCTCCTTCTAATTTTAAACTTTTGTCTAAAAAAAGAGAAAAAAATGAATTTAGTGGAAAATATAATACAGTATACACTTATCTTTTAAATGATGAAAATTATACAACCCCATCAGGTCTAAAATTTAATATTAAAACTGAAGGTTATATTATGGTTGATGAGAAGGATAAAGTTGATTTTAATGTTTCACATTTATCTGCATTCTATTATATACAAACAGATGTTTATCATAAAGGAAAAAAATTAACATCAGGAAGTGGAATCCCAGGGTTATCAAAATATGGATCATATGATGTAGCTGGTTCTATTAATAAAGCTAAAAAATGGTTAGATAAAAATGGAGATGGACTAATAACAGGTGAAAAACAATTTGTAATACCTAGTACTTAAGATAATTAAATATAAATTAAAAGAGAAACCCACAGAAATGTGGGTTTTCTTATTTTACAATATATTTATATACAACAATAACGTTACATTAAAACATAATTTATGGAAGAAAATAAGTTTCCAACAGAAACAGTAGAATTGCCCTCAAAAGGCGTAGTATACCCATCAGATCATCCCTTACGTAGTGGCAAAGTAGAAATGAAATACATGACTGCTAAAGAAGAGGATATATTAACAAACCAGAACTACATTAAAAAAGGCATTGTGTTAGACAAACTCCTTGACTCACTAATCATGGGGAAGTTTGACATTAAAGAACTAGTAACCGGTGATAAAAACGCGTTACTAATATCTTCCCGCATCTTGGGTTATGGTAAAGACTATACATTTAGTTACGATGGTACTGAGTATACTGTGGACTTAACTAAACTAGATAATAAACCATTTGATGAAACCAAGGTAACACCTAAAGGCACATTTGTATTTACATTACCTGCTACTGGCACTAAGGTAGAATTCAAACTCTTGAATGACAAGGATAATGAAATCATTGACCAAGAAAATGAGAGTATGAAAAAACTCAACAAAGAAGCTTCATCTGAGGTCACAACCCGTCTAAAGCATCAAATAGTATCAATAGAAGGAGACACAGATAAAAATAATATACGTTCGTTCACTGAACGAATGTTAGCTCAAGATTCAAGAGCATTACGCAAGTACATCAAAGATATATCCCCAGATGTTAATTTATCTACCAAGGTAAAAGTAGATGGTGTTGAGGAGGACATCGACATTCCAATCAGTCTTAGCTTTTTTTGGCCTGACCTCTAATACCTCACCACAACATAGGATGAATGTATTCACTCAAATTCATGAAATAATATTTCATGGAAACGGTGGGTATGATCATGATACTATTTATAATATGCCTATATGGTTAAGAAATTTTACATTTAATAAGATTAAAGAATGGTATGAAAAATCTAAACCTAAAGATGTAGATGATAGTTGGACAAACAGCGAAGCTAAAGCAGAAGCATCTAAGAATAAGAAAATAAAACCACCAGGATATGTAACGAAGGCATCACGTAAAAAGTAGATGCCTTCAATATTTATTATATATAATATATTAATATGGCTGATGATTTAAATAAAGAGCTTTCAAGGGCGGAAAAGATACTAAAAGATAGGTTAACTGCCACTAGTAAAATAGCTAGGGATATTACTAATCAAGCGTTTAGAGAGTTAGTTAATTCAATTGAAGAATATACTAGATCTTTAGATGAGATAACTGATGCTCTAGAAGATCAATTAGGTTTATATAGTAGTTTAAAAAAACAAACTAAAGAACTTGGTGAAACATTAAATAGAAATTTATCTGTTATTGAAAAAAATAAAGATTTATCTCAAAGACTTGTAGGAATATATAAAGACCAAAATAACCTAATAGATAAATTAGCTAGAAATCAAGAAGATCTATTAACAGGAGAACTTAGTTTAAAACAAGTTAATCAAGATTTAATTAAAGCTAAATCTCAAGTTCTAAATATAGAATTAAGACAAGTAGATATTGGAAAAGAAATAGAAAAACAAGAATCTGAGTTAATAGGTGCTTCAGAAAAAGAAAAAGATTTAATCGGATCTAAAATATTAGCCTTACAAGAAATACATCAAAGTTTACAAGAAGAAAAGAAAACTTTAGGTGGAATAACTGATGAATTGAATAAGCAAGCTAAATCAGCCCGCAGTATAGAAAATAAAGTAGGTGTAGGAGGTAAACTACTTAGTGGATTTAAGAAAATACCTGTTCTAGGAGACTTATTAGATATAGAAGGAGCTGGAAAAGCAATGCAAGCAACAGCCGCTCAGGGTGGTAGTTATTTTAAAACATTAGGTTCTGGAATTTCTACATTAGGACCTTCATTAATGAAAGCATTAGGTCCTTTAGCAATAATAGACTTATTAGTTAAAGGTATTAAGTTTTTCATAGACGCCATGTTCGCCGCTGATGAACGTGTCACTAAGTTAGCTAAAGGAATGTCTTTAACCAAGGATGAAGCTAGGGGTGTATATAATAGTCTTAAAGAAACTAAACTTTCAATAGAATCTATATACAACCTAACTAAAGATGTGACTGAAGCCTTTACTGATTTAGTTGATTTAACAGGTTTTGTTACATCTGCTACTGATGAGATGATTGAAGCTCAGATTGTTTTAACTAAAAATATTGGTTTATCTAAAGAAGAAGCGTTTGGTGTTCAAGAAGCATTTGTTGTTAATAATGTTAATGCTAAAGAGGGTTATAATATAGTAAATGATCAATTAGCCGCGTTCGCAAATCAAAATAAATTACTTTCAACCGGTAAGGTAATATTTAATGACATAGCAAAAACTAGTAAACTAATACAAATAAACTTTAATGGCAACCTAGGAGCTTTAGTTAAAACAACATTAGAAGCTAAAAAATTAGGTTTAAGTTTAGATCAGGTTAGTAAAAT